GTGAGTTGGATAAGAAAAAGCCGATTTACCTATAGCGTTTCAGCCGTGGATGCTCAGGCCTTCGCTGACGCTAACAATTGCGTAAGCGATTTCCTAGCTCGCTACGACCGAAACAGCAGCACCTACACTGAAAAGTCCGTGGGGCTCGCGAGGTTTTTCCGTTGGCTATGTACCGTTAAAGGTATAACGGTAACGCCCAGCCAGTTTCTTGACTTGCATTTGGCAAAGAAAAACTCTGTCAGTGTAGAAGAACGCCGCTGGGCCTTACGCTTAGCATTGGAGTACAGCCGCGACAACCCCGACTTGAAAGATAAAGCCCCAAACTACGGTTACACCGCCTTCTTTTTGCCAGTGAAAATGTTCTGCGACTACCACGAAGCACCCCTAACCCAGAACAAAGGGTTATTTCCAAGAAGAAGCCGCCGCAAATACCCAGAAAAACCCTTCACTGCCGAATACGTAAGGCGTATCCTCGCTGTGTTGAGCCAGCGGGACCGTGCAGTCTGCATGACTGAACTGCAGTCTGGCCAGAGCATCAAGCAGGTTATTGTCGATGTAAATGTAAACTGTAAGTATATTTTCCGTGAAATCGACGCGGGTAAGCAGCGGATCCGCCTGGACTTTAATGAACGCAAAGGCAACGGCTTCGCGTACTTCAGTTATATATCGCAGGACGCAATTCAAGAAATACAGAAGTGGCGGCCTCTACGGCAACATATCCTTGATAATTTAGGAGTGAAAAGCGATTACCTATTCATTTCAGAAACGGGTAAACCGATGTCATGTAAGCAGTTTCATAACAACTTCCGCCTAACACTTACACGTCATAAATTGTACACTGGGCCGCTGAGCGTGCGAAGTCATGGTTTTCGTAAGTTCTTTGAGCAGGAAGCGTCACCGCCAGAACGCGGCATCAGCAAAGCCTACGTCAGCTTTATGATGGGTCACAGCGGCGGCGACGGCGAATCGAATAAACTGGATGTGGTCGGCGGCGTCTACGATAATGCTCCGCGTGTTTATCCTGGCGTGGTTGAAAAAGAGTACGTGAAACTTGAACCGTACATTAATGTGTATTCTGGAAAGGTAAACGCTGACCGTGGCTTAGACATCAGTCCAGACGACGAGCGTATTCTTAAAGATTTTCTGCGGGATTTGAAGGCGGGCAAAGTCAAGATAGTCGCCACTGAAACATAGTTAAAATGCATAAAAATAGTTCTGGAGATGCCTAAGAAAGAAGCATCCGTTTTTCTTTTTTTAAGGGGCTGCTGGGGGAGTTTGTCCTGCTGCAAGTGCCTTATAGTTTGCCAATGCCTGATTCAACATTGTTTCTGCTTCCTGAAGCGTGTTAGGTGTCAAAGTTGGTGCAGGCTGAGCAGGAGCAGTTTTTATGGTGTTTACTGCTTTAGCTGTTGCTGTAGCGACTGCTTCAAGATTTGTCACTACCGTAGACGGGTCAGTTAGGTAGTTTGCCAATGCAGAGCCAACAACGAACAGGAATGATAAGACCGCAGCGATTTCCAAGTGATAGGGAAAATCAACGGGCAAAGATATGACGCCGAGGGCTAAAAGAATGTAGCTGATCAACTTCAGATGATTTCTTTCGTTAACTGATAAACTCATTTGTTCAATTCACCTCCAAACAGGTTTAATAGTGAGCTTAAGCTTGATTCAAACCGACAGCCTGCAGTTGCAACGTTAGATTCTGCAGGTTAACGTCCAGGCGGGGCACGGCGGCTTCAACCTCAACCGTGGTTAAAACGGGTCCTTTGGTTATTCTGATGATTTCGTAGGTGCCGACTAACGCAAGGTCACTGCGGTTCAACGTTACATATTGCCCTGGATGCCAGTAAGCTGCTGTCTCAGTGAGAATGCTTAGCGGGTTGCCTGTTGAGGGGCTGCCGAGAATAGACAACTCGTAAGCTGCTATATTGTTGAGTGTAGCTATGGTGTTGGGTTGACTGTAAACGTAAACTTGCACTGGGCCGCCGCCTGTTCCTGCTTGTCCTTGGATGCTGCTTCCGTTTGAGTCTGTTCCTTGCACGAAAACGGTGTTGACTTGTATGCTTCGATCTAATCCTCTTTGCGTGGTGGTTTCGTAGCTGAAGTTTGCGTCGCTGTAAGTAGTGTCGTCGCGTACGCCAATGTTTATCTGCAGGTTTCCAGGTGAACCGCTTCCCCAGTAATCTAAGTTCAACATCTGGGCTAATTGAATTATTGCGTTTATGGCTGTTTGCCGATTTACATCAAATAACGGAACGATAATGTTTGTATCACTGTTTGGAAAGCCAGGGCAAGTTCCAATCGTAACGGTAACATATGCGCCTGTAGCGTTTAGTATTAATTGCAGAATAGCGGCTGCCGGTATGTTATAAAGAGCGAAATTATCATGATAACTTACGACTCCAGGAGCTTGTTTTAACGCGCAAAAAGTTGGGTTGTACGCGATGCACTGTAGGTTAGTCGCGGTCATTTGGGCGCCTGTGCAAAGTCCAAACCAAACTTGCGTGCCTCGATACATGATTTGTACGGGGACGTTGCTGGCTGTCGGCGAATTAAGACCCAGTGCTGTGCGGTTCGCGTTGGTGTTCGGCACATTTAAAATCGCTTGTTCGGTTCCGTCAAGCTCTTCCATTATGCCCTGCGGGTCAAGCGCCGCGTTAGCGAGATTTATCCATGCGGAGCCATTCCAGTAGTTAAATATCCACGACCCTGGCGCTAAGGGAGCAGTTACAAAGACAGGCGTCACTGTGATGTTGCTGTTCATTGTTAACGTAAGGGTGTTTCCATTTGCTGGAGTATTGGTGTTTCCGCTGCCTGTGTTAACGATCCAGTGGTCAAGGATGTATCCGCTGTTCGGCGTTGCAGTTACTGTGGCTTGAGTTCCTTGAGCGTAATTGTAGGTGCCTGCAACAGGAAAAACTGAGCCATTAGCGCTGCCGTCAATGGTTAATGTCTCATTAGAGTTAGATATGAATACTGGCGCAATCGTTAAGTCACTCATTAAAGTAACAGAATACGGATTAGGAAATGCTGATCCGCTGTCGGTTCCTGACCCGTTGATGCTCCAGCCTACCCAAGTGTATCCTGAACTCGGAACAGCTGTTATAGTTACAGTTGTTCCTAAAGGCTCATTGTAAACGCCTGGTACAGGGTTAGTGGTTCCGCCTGTTGCACTTTCAATGGTTAATGTAGAAACTGATGCAAGAACCATGCCGCTGTAAGCATTAATAGTTACACTTGAAACTACTGCTCCATTTAAAAGATAATTGCCTGGTAAAGTTACTGTGTAGTTAGAAGCTGATGGATTCAATAGGGCTATGCCGTTCGCGAAGTTTCTCATGTAAACGTTTTGAGTTAAGTAATATGAACCAGATGGAGAACCCAAATTCGATACTAAAGGAAGCGAAACTACCTCAGTCCCAAACGGTGAATATGGTCCTCCGTAATTAAATCCGAAATAGCAGTTTGCACCGTTCATTCCTAGTAACGATGCAGCATAACAGTAATTTACAGCTTGAGTAACTTCAGATGATGCCAAACTGGAAGGACAAGAACTTTCAATAAACATTATCTTTCCAGTTGCAGAAGCAGAAGACATCTCAGTTATTTGCGTTTGAAGAGCCGAAGAGGACTGGTAGCCACTGAACCAATTTGCATAAAACCATCCCTCGAACATTTCACCATCAACGTAAGCTAAATAAGTGTTATCTACGAAGTCAGTTGAATTTATGATTACCAACATACCTGGCGTAATGTTGGCTTTAATGTATCCCAGCCACGTTCCCATTGCACTACGCCAAGTTGCTTGGCTTTGGCAATAGTTAGGAGTCTGACCTACAAGCTGGTTTACGGACGTTATTATAGTGCCATTAGTATCTATCAGAGAGCCAATGCTTACATAGTAAGTTAATGTGTCATAATCCCAAACATCATCACAGTACAATCCGCTGGACGATGAACTGATACTGTTATTTACACAGTTAATATATGCGACCTGCCAAGCTGAAGAAGTAATATCCATAAGGTAATTAGAACTGCCAGCCATCTTAATTCTGTACCCAGCAGTATCATGCAGGAATGCACTTTCAGGAAGCGTACTTACATTATACCTGTAACCATCAACTCCCATAATCAAGTCCAAATAGGCAAGTATCAACATACTGCTATCAAGAGCCCTTAAACTAGGCACCGAAGCTTGAGCATTCATGTCAAAAATAGCCATGCCGTACGTATCAAGAGTTGATAGGCTGCCAGAGGGAATGCTATAGTAATCTCCGTAATCTATTATTGCACTGCTAAGCGTTTCAGAAGGCTGGGGTCTGGTACTCAAGTTAGAAGTGTCAGCAACAACGACGCCGTCCATATAAAGAGTTACATCCATATCCGCAGAAAGTTCACCGACAAGAACTTTTTGGGCATTATTAGTAATTGTACCAGACGGACTTAATACGTTAACTGCATTACTTGGCGAAGTCCCAACCCACAAATTTGCGGTTCCAGCCGTATTTCTTTCGACTTGAAGGTAATACCATAGCCCTGTATTAACAACGGATGTGGAATAATACCATATACCGCCTACTTGTAAAGCCCAATACGGAGTCGTACCTGTATTGTAGACAGCAAGATACACTGGGTTTGCACCGTTATTATCTCTTAAAGCAACTATGGTTACGCCGTACCATGCAGTCGTGGGAAGCGATGCAAAATAAACTTCTAAACTGCAGAATAAATCAGGTTGTCCAGAACCTAAAACTTCCTCACAGTCCTGACCAGACGCAGTACATTCCAAAGCATAAGTATTACCAGGATACACGATGGATGATTGAACTGTTGGGGAATCATCAAGTCCTGTCCATGCTCCGTTGTCGGTTGGGTTGCCTGCTGCCCAACTGCTACTGAAAAGAACCGTGAAATATTGCGTTAGATAGTGGCGTTTGAAGTTGCTGATGCGTGGAAAAATATGTTCATGTACGTAAGCTTCCAGTTTCTTCGGGTTTTTCAGGAATATGACTGGAATTTTAAGCGTAATCGGGTATTTTTCTTTACAGTGCGGGCATTGATGGCTGTTGGCTTTAACTTCTTTTCGGCATTTAGGGCAAATATGCGTAAAACGCCCTAAGTGTTTGCTACGTTTTTTGCCGGAATCTTCATCAATTTTTATTTTTTTTCTCCTCCTTAACTTAACTTAGAGAGTCACGATTGTAACGCCTTGCATGAACGTTAACGTGTAAGTGTACCGAACAGCAGCGCCTTCGGCTTCACGGTGAAAATCAACCTGCGTAAAAATCCAGTTGCCACTCCATTGACTGTCAGGATCCGTCACAGTGACAGTTTGCCGCAGCATCCCACGCAAAGGCGCCAAATAAGTCGATTCATACTGAGAATTCGTGTAGCCAGACACGTAAAAGCTGCCTTGAAGCTTCAGCTTACGCGACTGCATAAACCTTGAAACCAGCACGGTGCCGCCGCCGTCCACGCCGACCTCATCATTCTTAGTTGGGTAAGACTCATCAATAACCCGTGGCGCAATCGGCAAAGTCACCGTAGTTGAGCCCTTCACAATCGCCCAAGCCGTCATTTTACCGCCTTGCCTGCTGCAGTTGCAGCGCACGATTAACTGCAACAATTAAGCTTTGAGCCTGCCCACGGTTCACGCCATCAGTTAACGCCGCAATGATCTCTGGCAGCGTCGCGTTACTGCTTAACCCGTTAATCTGAATAGTAGGCTGAGAAGAAATCTGCATACTGATGTTCTGTGTGCCTCCGCCTCCGCCGCTGGATCCGCCTGCAGAACCCATGTCGCTAAGCGCGTTACCAAACGGTTCACTCAAAGGAATCACAGCTTCAGGACCTTCCTCACCGACTAACGCGTAAGTAGGCGAAGTAACTATGCCGCCTTCTGCTAAGCCGATGGCTTTAAGTGCGCCGCCTATGGCTCCGCCGATTGAGCTGCCTATGTTCATTATAGTTCTGATTCCGTTGATTAACGCGTTGATGGGCGCCATAACCATGTTAATTGCAGATAGAAATGTGCCTTCTAAAAATCTGCCGATTGGCACCAAAACGTTTTGCCAAAGCCAATTTAACGCGTTGTAAATGTCGTCTACTGCAGTTTTGAAGCCGTTTATCACGTAGATGGCAGCGTTCAGTTGACTGACAAACAAGTATTCTATGAAGTTGCCGACTGGAACCAAAACGTTGTTCCAAAGCCACTCCAACGCATCTTTAACAGCGTTGAAAGCGTCTGTTAATGCTCCGCCTAATACTTTTGCAATTTCGTTAACTGCGTCGCGAAAAGGCCCGCAATGCTCATAAGCCTCATACAAAACAAGAATTAACGCTGCAATACCCGCGATCACCAAGATTATCGGGTTAGCCGCCAAGAAATCCATTGCACCGCTCAAGGCTTCCGTTGCACTTGAAGCAGCCCCTGCCACTGCTGGCCACGCCGCCGTAAGCGTACTGAGCGCCGTGATGGCGCTGATAACTGTCGGCACAACCTGAACGCCTGCCATCATGTAGTCGTTGCTTAAGTTTCGCTGTGCTTCCTGCGCTCGTTCTTGCGCAACCGTTAAAGCATCCTGCGCTGCCTGAAGTTTACTGGCTGCAAGCTGAGCCTGCTCACTGTTCGGCCCGTACTCTGCACAGGCTTTGTTATATGCAATTTGAGCTGATGTGACGGCGTTAGTGTCTTTTTCAACCAAGACGTGCGCACGGTCAACTGAAACCTGCGCATTCTCTATATTGCTGATGCTCATAACCAACGCTGCACCTGAAGCAGCAACTTGCGAAGCAGCTAAAGCGTTATCTTTCAGGCTGCTAGAGGCTTCATCTGTTGCGGTTGCTACATTGCCGTAAGAAGCATTAATCTCGTCGGCTTGTGATGCTGCCTGAGTGAATGTGTCGCCTGCAGTTTGAGTTGCTTCATTAAGCGTGTCTGTTGCTTCTGTGGCTTGCTGGGTGCTATCAGTGACTTCGTTGAGGCTGCTGTCTATCTGGTCGCTGGCATCTGCTATAGTGCCTGATGCCTCATCAGTTGCATTAAGCAAAATGTTAATGTCGGTTTCGCTCATTTCGCTTGTGGTGCCTCTTTAAACCAGTTTAACCAAGAAATTAGGAAGTTGATTTGCTCCGCTGTCAACTCGTAAACTTCGTTAAGAGTGTACCCGAATTCATGGCAGATTAACCCCAAGTTCTGCGCTCTGGGATTTACGGCGATGTCTTCTTTGGTAAAAAACTCTTAATGCGCTCCCCAAGCAAACTGCCCAAACGCGCTACTTTCTCAACAGGCATAGCTTCCACCTGTTCAAGCGTCAACTGCGGATAAGCTTTCTTCAGCATTAGCCAGATAGTTTTGACTGTGCGGTCCTCATTGCTTTCGATAGCACTGCATTCACGCGATTCTTTGTAGGTTAAGGCCCCGTAACGGACGACGCCGAGTTTCTCATCGCAGATTTCACGTATGACTTTAGCGTCCTGGACTGTTTCGAAGGGGTCAAAGTTAACTTTGATGTTTAGCTGCTGTAAGCGTTGTTCTTCAAGCCTCTGCGCTTCATGCACTAACTCGTCTTCATTCACCTAAGCCACTACCAAGTACTGTGTGTTGGAGCTGCAATAATGTCCGCCGTTATCTTCAGCACTGTTATACTCGGATGCTTAACTGTTGTTTGAACACTCGTTATAATCGTGCTGTATGTGTCTTTTGGGTTGCCGCCGCTGCTGCCTGCTGGACCGCAAATGATGCTGACAGTCGCGTTTGCTTCGAACATGGTGATGTAGGTGTTGTCTACGTAGAGCGCGTCGATTGTTACGGTGCCTGTCTTGTTGCCGCTGAACCCGACTGAAGGCCAGTCTCCGCTTGTTCCCGATGGGGTTAAACTGTATTCGGTGACTGCTTTGCCTGTTTCTTTCACGTCGTAACCTTGTGCGTATGCGACTGTTGTGCCGCTAACTTGGACGATTGCTATTCTGCCAATTCTGGGTTTTGTATTAGTCATTTTCTTGTTTTTCTCCTTTTAGATTTTATTTGTTTTATGTAACTTTCAAGTTACTGTGACCTATGGTTTTACCCGCTAAAATGTGCAGGTAATAGCAGAGAGCGTCAGGCGCAATCTCCGCTTTCACTTCATTGAGGCCTTGGTCGCTGAGGCACGTGGGCGAAACGTACCATTGTGAAGCGCACCAATGTTTGATTTCCTGCGGCGTAACGCTGCTTAACCAACGTTGGTATTCTTCAGACGCTAAAACCACAAGCAGACCGAGCCATTCACGGTAGTAACGATCATCCTCCGAAATACCTACAAGCAGCTTACGCGATATCTGCAGCAGCCTCAGGAAATTGCCGTCTTCCACTCTGCCGTCGGCTTCACTGAAAACGCCCTGGCTACGCTCAAGACGGTAAGCCTGAAACATCCGCGTGTACATTTTCTCAAGAATCTGTGTCTGCGGGAACGTGGCTTTGCGTTCTGGTAATACTCTGTTAAGTAAGCGTACAGGCACATTCAACAGAAGCTTAAGCAGCCGCAACCGCAAATTCAGGTTCATTCCATACACTCGCCGATATGGTCGTTCCAAACGTCACTGAAAATCTTCAATGATTGATCGCGGGTTTCTGCCGCAGCGGTTTTGATAAAGGGATTCGCTCTTGTGCCTGGATGCTGCACGCGTTTTGTAAAGACCATGCCGCCGAGGTCGCCTCCTGGTGGAAATGCTAAAACCTTAGCAGTCCTCGGCAGGATCGCGTGGGGCGCCGTGCCTTTCGCCACGTATTTTGCGTAAGATGCAGTTGGGTAAACTTGAGCTGTGTTATCGCTTACTTCTTTGGTGATGCTCATTGCGAGGAAGCCTGTGCGCCACGGCGCATTCTGATACATGCTTTGGAAACACACGTCTGCGAGGCGGCTGATGTAGTCGGGAATAATGTCGCTGGGTAAGGCCTCAGCGAGCATGTTGAGGTTTACGCCTCGACGAGTAACTGCTACGTTGAATGCACTCGAGCTCTTTCACCTTAAGGCGGTGTTGATAAGCCAGTTTGTGCCCAAAATCAGCCAGGCGCTACGAATAAGCGGCGGCGACTCAGCCTTCACCAGTTCTTTGTCTGCCTGCATGACTTCGTAGCCTGAAACTTTGAATTGGTTAGTTTGAATTGTTGCCTGCAGCCAGCGTATGATGTTTTCCCGTGTAGCCATAGCCGCCTGCACATCCGCGTCTGCCGTGCTTGAAGGCTTAATCAAGATGTCCACGATTACACGTTCATCAACCTTAACCATTTCACGCGACATCGGCGTGCTAACCGTCGGCGCCGACGGATTATAAACGCTGATTATCACGTTTTCGGTTATGACGCTCAGCTGGTCTAAGGCTTCATATTTAATGTTGCTCCAGTAAACGTCGGTTACTGCTAAGCCGGTGGCCGTCTGGTTCCACTGAGCCTGCAGCAATGCGTTAAGCGTTTTCGACAAGGAATCCGTCATGAATGGTCTATCCTGTTGAGGCTCTTGGTCTACGCGTGGGCAGGCTCATCATCAACTGTTTTGCTTCAAACATGAGTTTTTCCCATTGCACGCCGTACTGCCCATCTTTAGGGTAAGCTACGCCTACATCGCCCGTATGATAGTTCTGGAGTGTTGAGCCTGTGAGGTTAGCGAGAACTTTAAGAGCTGTGAGAATTGCGCTTAACTGAGATATTTCTGTTGGCACTGAAGCGTAGCCATAGTTGTAGGTGACACGGTAAACTTTCATGCCTGTTATGGCAAGACTGAAAAATTGGATTCTGCCCTGACTCAAGTAAGTCTCGTAGGTTTCGAAGCCTGGGTTGTCGTGGGGTTTGCCTTCGACCGCGGTGTTCCAGTTGGCGCCGTCGTAGTATTCAACCTTGCTTATTGTGAGGACGGGGCTGTTCTGCAGCAGGATCATGCCTGCTTTTATGCCTAAGCTGACGCCATCCTGGTATTCGATAACGCCGTCGTACTCATAGTAATCGTGGCCACAGTAACCGTTTATGAACGCGTCAGATAACGCGATGAATGCGGCTGCTTGGCTGTCTGAAGGCTGAGATGTTGAGGTGAAAGCGCGGTTTTGCAGCCACACGCTAACTTGGTCTGTGGTGCAGTATGCCGGTGCAGGAGTTGCTGAAACGGTGAAGGGGAAATATTCTTCTGTCTGCAGGTTCTGCGCCGCGTATGTGGCAATTACTTGAATATTCCAGTTGCCTGCTACAGCATCGCTTGCTAACGTATAGAGCATAGTGTAAACGCCGGTGCTTGCTCGGGTTAAATCTGTTTTTGCAAGAGTGTCTATGATTGCGCCTGTGGGGTCAAGAATGTTGATTGTGATTGTGTCGGGGTCGTAGACGTCGCCGTTAGTGTCTGTGAATGTGTATGTTCGGCTGATTGTGTCGCCTGCATACACCGTGTTGTCACTCATTTTAATTTTTTGTCTCCTTTACTGCTCCTTTTTTAGGGTTAGTTTGAGTTATTTTGCCTTTGTTAACGGTTTGAGTTATCGCGGCTTTAAATTTTGATTGGGTAATGGCGCCTGTTTTCGGTATAGTTTGAGTTATGTGTGGTTGAGTCATGGTTACTGTGATGTGCAGGGCTTTTCGGCTGATGCCCCAGCGGGCTTTATTCTGAATTGATATCGCTTCATTTACAGGAACTGAAGTAAGCGGTGTGCTTATTGAGATGCCAGATTCAGATACGCCGGCTACGCCTAAAGCCGACAGAGCCGATAAAACGGTAATTATGCTTGCTCCATTACTGTTTAATGACACAGTTGCTGGGGCTTGTATAGGCGTTAATGCTGTGGCTGAAGGCGAAGCATTATTTCTTATACTTAAGAAAACGGAAACAGGAACAGAGGTTAAACTGGAGACAACAGGCGACTTAAAGCTACTTACTCCGATGACGCCTGAAGCAGAAACAAAGTTTAACGCTATTATTACATGTGAGCCTAAATATCCTATGCTGATTGTGCCTGAGGCTGATATGGGCGTTAATGAATTGGCAGCAGTTAAAGAGGCATCATTTTGGATAGAGACTGCAACTGAAGCAGAAACAGATGATAAATCAGTTGGAACGCCTAATCCACTGCTAAATACTCCGATTGATCCAGACGCATCGACAGGTGTTAACGAAATAGTTAGTAGTATAACTGTAGCTGAGCCGAGGTTTTCGATGCTTATAGAAGCTGCTGCAGGAACGGCTGTGAGAGTGGTTGAAGCTGTTCCTGAACCGTCGTTTTGTACGGTTATGCTGACAGAAACGGGAACAGATGTTAAATCTGACGAAGCGCCTAAGCCACTACTGGATAACCCCACTGAACCAGACGCCGATACCGAAGTTAAGGCAATAACAGAGTTTGAGTAGCTATAAGATACGCCTATATTTTCAGAAGCTGCAACTAACGTTAAAGCGGTTGGTGCTGATGAACTGCCGTCGTTTAAAACGGTTATGGTGACCGATGCAGAAACAGACGTTAATGCGGTGGAAGCTGATAAGCTACCGTTGTTTGCTACGCCTACCGCTACGTTTGCAGGAGTAGCTGTTAAAGCGCTGGGTGAAGTTGAGTTTCCATAAGTTACGCTTACACTAACAGATATGGAAACTGGAGTTAAGGCGGTGATGGCAGAGGAGCCTACGCCATTTACGCCTACGGATCCAGATGCAGGCACAGACGTTAAGGCGTCAACGGCTTCAGAATAGCTACAAGCCACGCCGACTGAATACGATGCGGAAACAGAAGTCAAAGAGTCTACGGCTTCGCCATAAACGTTAGCAACGCCGATTGCTTTAGACACAGAAACAGCGGATAAAGCTGTAGCTGATGTAGAGCCTACATTTGCCACGCCTATGTTTTTTGATGCTGCTACACTTGTTAAGGCAGTAACTGCGGGTGTTCCAGCGCTACCAGCAACTCCAATAGTTTCCGAAGCAGCAACAGACGTTAACGCAGTTACTGAGTTAGAATAGGTACATGCTACACCAATGGTGCCAGAAGCCGCCACGGAAGTTAACTTTGCCTTGAAAGTGACGATGCAGCCAACCCACGGGTTATCATTATTAAGCATTGTAGTTCCAGAATTTGCTGCCCCCGTAGCGCTAACAATTTTTGTTAAGCAAGCAAGCGAACCAGAGTTACCCACGGCTTGCCCATCATACAAAGTAAAACTGTTAGTTGGGGTACTCTGCGATTCTGATTGGTTATAAGGCGCCTCAAAAGTTAGTCCTATCCATAATTCGGATGCTTGTGTTGCCGTCGCCGTTGTGCCAGTATCCGTGGTGTATCCTGTCGGTGGAGCAGCGTAACCATAATTGGATGCTGTTTTATCAGTAAAGCTTGAAGTTAATAATCCGCTATATTCGAATACGTCAGCTATAGCACCATAGGAAGTTGAGTTGGATAGAGACACGGTAATAGTTTTTGACGCACTTGCGCCAACTACGCCAACCCAGACTTCCCCGTCAAGACCATAAGTCGAATAAAGATATTGCTGTTGAATTTGCGGATTACCGATTGCTGCCCAAGTAACGTTTGGTTGGGAAATTGAACTTATGGCAGAGTATGCGCTGCCGCTTTTCATGCTGCCGAAACAAAGTATAAGTAAATCTCCACTTATCGGCGTTGCATACAACGTTACCGTTAAAGTGGAGCTTGTACTTGTTCCTTGCGCATAAACAGTAGTTCCGCCCGACCCTTGATTCTGCGCGATTGCAATAGTCAGTTTTTTCGCCCCTTAAAAAAGAGGCTTTTAGCTTATGGTTATCGTGTACGTCACTGCAAGATAGTGTAGTACGTCTACGCTCCAGCCGCCGCTGTTGTAGTCACGGGCAATGCAGAATACGTATGTTGCTGCCGTTACGTATATGCCAACTTCTTTGTAAACAACTGTTGCTGGTGGTCCCTGCATGTTTGCTGTAACAGTGAATACATCAGTGCTTGTGTTAACTGCGTTTACTGTTGGTGTTTGTGCTCCACAACCTGCTACAGTAGTATATTGGGTGTTAAGCTGATAGTCCGTGACTGCCGCTGTTGTTCCTGCTGTACCCGCAACAATTTGCCAGGCAGAAGTCGCACTGTTAGCTGCAACAGTTCGTGTCGCTGTGCCAGCGGTATCTTTACAAACTGAGGTTTGGGCTGCTCCTAAAATGTTTGCTGCAATTAAGTTTGAGAGCTGAACCGTTCCGCCATGATAGTTATCAATCCAAACTTCCTCTTCCTTACCTGTTTCCTTGTTGACTACAGCGACTCTGCATTTAACGTGAACTTTCCCTTGTTTCCAACCTTTAGGCTTAGGCGCATAAGTTAATCTTGCTCCATCAGGATTATCAATTGCTTCAACTGCCTTCAGAGAACTTACTTCAACTTGAGCATCAAGATGCATACCGCTTTTTTCAAAACTCATTTTTGTTTTTTTCCTCCTTTGTTAATGTTTGTTCTCGTGATTTTGGGACAGCTAACCGTTATAAAAAACTTTTTAAGGGTGCGCATGTGTAAAACTAATTATGAGTCACAATGAGCAAACCCGTCTACACCGCAAAGCTCCTTAAAGGATATGATTTAGTAGATTGGATGCTCGCTATCGGCTTCGACGCTTGGAACGGCAAGTTCTCCATTTCAGACCTTAAAGCAGATTAGCAATTTCCAAGGCGCGGTTGTAACTGCGCACAACCAGGCGGCTGTCCATTTTCGGGTTCAAATTCGGAATCGCCTCAAGCGCCTTAAACGCACGTTGCTTCGGCATACCCTGAATAACTGGAGCTGACAACGCATCCCTGTCCAGTTTCTTGCTGCCGAAGGCACCTATGATGCCGTCCACGTTCCAGGATGCGAAGATGCATTGCCCGCAGAACTTGTCACTGCGGCGATTGCATCGGTCACAGAATTTGCTTGTTGCATGTTTTGATTGCATATCAAGCGGCATTAAGCTGGCACCTTAATTTTCCCATTTACACTCACTGCAGAGCTCATGACAGTACTTTAGACATCGGCGGCAGCGGCGATTAGGAACCAGGACACGCGGCGGATCCATAGGCGACGGTGCTGAGAAGCCTCTGAATAGATTAGGCTGCTTCGCCTTCATACTGCAACACTCTCAGTTAACACGCCAAATTTCCGCAGCAAAAATGCTTTAAACCGTTTATGCTGCCGCTTTTTAATCGTGAAGATTTGATAACGCTCCAACGCAAACTTGCGCGGCAACAAGCCGACAACTACTTTGCGTATCCTGCAAAAAGTACATGAGAAATGCGGTCGCGTCATCCACGAATGCTCGCTTGGGCAAAAGAACGGATGAAACTTTAACGTTAAAAAAGAAGGCAAAATCATCAGCCACACCCAGACGTTTCCATGAGTGCAAGGCTGAAACTTCACCTGAAGCTTATTCTTATCGTACTTTGGAAACCACTGCCAAAGCGACTTATCAACCCGATCTACCAGAATAAGACTGCAAGGCAGCTGAAGCAACAATTCATACTCAATCTGCAGATGGGCAAGCTCACGTTTCGCTTCAGGCGTAGCCCACGTTTGTTTCCAAGCAGAATTCACTTCAGGTTTAGGTTTGTTAATGCTATTAATGTTAGATGCTCTCCTTTTGCAAGGGAAAAAAAAGGGGAAATGAGTTGAGTTAGGGCTGCTTCCATTGTATTGCTTCGCTTGTTCCACGCAGGCTCGCGGCAGTCACGGTTTGTGTGCCGCCTAACGTTAATACTACGTTATGGCCGAATTGGTCTGCAACCGTTATCTTTGATGTGGTCTGAAGTGTGACAACGCCTGTGCTTTCGTCAACAATAGTGTCTAGCCAACCAGAGAGAATGCTTAGTTTTCTCGCTCGTGTAACCATTTTTCAGTTCACCTTAAACTTTAAACAAAAAAAGGAAAGAAGGGAAATTATTTCGTTTTCGGTTGTTTTAGCTGTTGGTGTGTTCGATGAGGGTTACCCACTGGTCTTTAATCAGTTTCGCGGCTGCCATACAGTTAGATACGAGGTAGAAGCCTGTTTTCAGTTCCCAACGTTGGATTGCGCTGATGATGTCGCTTGCTTGTGCCCAGCCTACTGCTTCGTTGCTCTGCAATATAGCGCCCATGACTGCACCGTCTGCACATGCGTAGGTTACAGGTGCAAACGAGGCGTCAGACATGACTTTTAAGCCGAGAATCTGGCTTATCATGCCTGACTTCATGAATTCGCTGAGGCCCGTGGTGAATTGGATGCTGGTTATGTTGCTTTGGATGAACGGTCGGAAACCAGTGTTAGAGCCGCTTGCACCGTCCGCTATCAGGAACGGGTACGTCATGTATATGTCGCCGATGCCTCGTTGAGCTTCAATAGCGCCTATGCCGTTGTTGATGTCATCCCAAGTGTAGTTTTTGCTGTGTGCACTTAAGACTTCTTTAATTGTGTTGGTTGTGGCCTTCACGATTTCAGACCACAATGCAAGGTTGATTTGGTAGTTGAGACTGTTGCCTTGAGCGACACCATATAGTTCAGCGAAGTTTACGGCGCTTTGGCGTTGCATCTTGTCTTCTATGAAGCTGGCTGCGGCGAACGTGGCGATTGTAGCTGCAACCGCGGCGAGAGTTGGGTCAGCGGGAACGAGATCTCCGCTGGTTACGTCGCCGCTTCCAGGCGCGTAACTTGCGGATGACATGCCAGAGGTTACAGTGACTTTTTGGAAGTTGTAGGTTAAGCCTGCGCCTTCCGGCATCAGTTCTACTCGTGCGGCTTGTCTTGCGTCTACGCGGGTTAGCAGCTGAAGGTTTGCTCGGGCTGCCACCATCTGTCGTAGTGCTACGCTGCTGCTGTCTGCTGCGCTTAGTTCTTTAACAGTGTATCTTCCCCATGATTCCGTTAAAGTTTTCAAGTTTGTGTTGAACGGTTGAGGGTTGTTTAGGTTTAAACTCATTTTTTTCTGTTTTCTCCTTTGCAGGATATTTGTGTCACCCTTCGCAGGGCAGGACCATGAAACTTAGGAAACTAATGAAAACTGGAAACTCCACAAGAAAAGAGGAAAAGAAATTTTATGCTGCGGGTTTAGCTATGTTTTGCTCGTTCAAATAATGCGCGTATGCTTCTTTCACGTCGCCCTTGTGTTCTGCAAGCAACTGTTTTAACCTGTTGGTTTCTTTAAGAACCGATGGCGTGCGCAACTGCGCAGGTTCCACGGTTGCGGCTTTATGTTCAGCCTCAGCATGCACAGCTTCCTTCAGTGACACGTCGTTGCTGCTGCCCACGGTTTCAATGACGCGGGGCGGCTTCTCTTTCGATTCTGATTCGTCAGGCAACTTCGCGTCAGCAGATGTGGCGGTCTTGTTTTTTTCGTCGTCAGCGTCTTTTCCATCTTGGCCTGTTGATGGGTCAGCAGGTTGCTCTGTTCCGCCTGTCTGGTGTCCGCCGTAAGTAGGCGGCTGAGTCACATTCTGCGGTGTGCCAACGCTTTTAGCATCTGGGCTTTCAGGAACCTTCGCTTCTGCCGTGTCATCTGTTACTGCTTGAGATAAGGCGCCTTTGATTGCTTCTATCTCCGCGTCTAAAGCTGCGGCTTCAGCAGCAAGTTTACTTCGTGTTTCATCATCTACTGTGGGCGGGGGCCCTGTAGATTGGCCGCATTTCTCGCATTTAGGCGAGGGCGGGTACATGGCGTTCATAACGGCGTTTCGCTTTGTCATGGCGTCAGCAAGTTTACCTTTCAACTCTTCTGTTTTCTTTGATTCCTTAACTGCTGAGTTAGGCGGTGCCGATTCTTCTTCGTCGCTTGGCTTGTAGTCTGGATTATCCTTTTTGAGCATGGCTTGAAGTTTCTTTTTGATTTCAGCCTTAGCAGCCGCTGGAATACCTTGTGTCTGATTCAGCCTTGCCAAAGCGTTTCTTACGTGTGGAATATCTACTTTGCCATCTGCGGTTTTCACAGGCAGTTTGCGGTCGCTTTTCTTTCCATCCTTGCCTTTCGCAGAGTCAGGCACATACATGAAACTGCTGTCGGGGAAACTTGCGTCACCCCAACTCTCTTCTTCTTCGCCTTCTTGATCTGTTGGCGGAGCACTCTGTTTAGCCTCTTTAATCTGAATTGTGACCGTTGATTCTTTCGCTTTGCTTTCTTCTTCGCCAGCATCATCGGGCGCTTGGGTCATGCTGAAGCGTTTCTTACATTTCACGCATAGCCCTTTATCAAGTTCTTCGCCACATTGCGGGCAATACTTCGCTTCAAGTTTCTTAGCTTCCTCTTTAACTTTGGTTTTTTCTTCCAATTTGTTTTTCACCTCGTTACCGTGAAGATAATGCTCTCGGATCGCGCTGATAGATGCGACTTGTGCTTCAGGAATTCCAGGAAACGCTGTAAGGCTATATTCTTGCCCGACAAGGCTGTCCAAAATAACGCCGCCTGTAGCGCTTGGATGCCCTTCGCCGTCAGCTCCCATACTTACACCCTTAATCAATGGTGGGATAGGACCTGATCCTGCGACTTTGTCGAAGAGGTCCCTTTCCATGAGACCTACACCGTCAAGCCACATGCCCTCGATTTCAGTTCCGTTTTTGAGTTTGCGTTTTTCGTAGGCGGTGTTGTTCCAGATGCCTACAACGCCGTTGCAGTTTTCGTAGTTGTGGTCCAGGATGAAGGGTTTCTCGCGGAACGTAGGCGTCGCAGCCATAAGGACCTCGCGGCTGTAGGTGCGGTTGTTTCGGCTTGTACCAGGAACAGCGCCTAAAATAGACACTTTGAAGGGCACAAGCGATTCAAGAATTTTCTGTTTTCCAGGCATGTTTCATCATTTTCCATAAAGGTTAGTTCTTGATTGAAGAATCTGTTTGTTAACTTGAAGCGTCTGGTTCAGCTTTGCGATAAGCTTCTTATTTTTAGGTGTTTTACGCATCTGCAGCAAACTCGATTCGATATTTCTATTCTCTGCTTCAAGTTCCGCTGCGCTTTTCTGAAGCTGACCATTCCGCCAAAGAATCTGCTGGCGAATCCGCCAAGGCAAATGCTGAGGCAACTTTTGAAGTTTAACTGCCAATTCAATCGCCTTAACGTTTCTGGTACTGTACTGTGCCCGTGATTGTTCCTGAACCCGCGTTTGTGGTTTTTTCCACTTTGATTTCGATGCTGCGGCCTTCAATGGCGCCTGATTGGTTGTAGAATGGCACGACGCTTGTGGTGAACGAGAGTGCTCCGGCTGGCGTTAAATAGATGTAATAGAGTGTTCCAGCTACTGCGGCTTGTGTTCCAGTGTATGTTTGACCGTCAATAACTAAGGCTGCCTGTAAGGTTTCGCCTGTGCTTGCGACTGAGACGCTGCAGCTTAAGACTTTAGCGTTAACTGTTGCGGGCAAAATATCGTAGTATTGATTCTGTGATGGCGTGGCTTGTGAGAGGGTTGCGGCGGGTTGATGCTGAAAAGTTATTGCTACCGCGAGTTGCTTGAGCAGAGCGATTACGCTGTTGCCCGAGGTCGTGTCAGTTTTATTGCCGAGTACATCTGCCATCTTTGCGTTGTTCGCCGAGTTCGCCGTAGGCACAGCGACATCTTCAAAAGCGCTGACTAACAGGTTGCCATTGCTGTCGAAGAGAGGAATTGTTTGTGCGCCGATTGGTTTAACGCTCATTTATGGGCTGCTCCTTTGCACGGCTTTAACTATTTTCATGTAGCCGTTTGTATCGTACTCTTCGTCGGTTTGACTACCGATAGGTTTTTCACTCATTTTACATTACGTCCATAACTGCAAAATTTGGCTACTAAAGCTAAAGTTTCTTGTGAACCCCGTAGCTTTTGTCGGGGTCAAACCCGTTTTTCTTCAGCCAAGCCTTAAACTGTTTTCCGCCTTGCTGTGGACCGTACATTTTCATGAATGCTTTGCGGATGCGTTCGTAGTCGTCATGCATGCTTGATGCCTCATGAAGTGTTGATTCTTCCGCGGGGTTAAGGGTTGCGCCGAAGTTGAAGGGGTCGTACTCCTGCGCTTTCACGACAAGCATGCATCTGCAATGTGGGTGAACCATTGGGAGCCAGAGTTCATCGTCGAACTCCTCTAGGTAACTAAAGTAAAAGTGGCATTCGTGAGTGTTGAAAATGCTGCCTGCATAGTTGTCGCATTCCTCGCAGGTCTTGTTATCGTTTACAGCGACGTACATCCAGTAACGCGTAGATTCAAAGAGCCTGACCGCTTCAACAGCTTTAAGATCCTCTACGGATTGCACTGCTGCAACAGACGCTAACACCGCTATCGCCGCTTAACCTCGTAGATTTGGCCGTCAGGAGTCTTAACCTGCACCGTTTCATAAATTTGAGGAGCGACTGATTGTGTGCCTGGAGCTGCAGAAACGCCTATTGCTGGAATGTTGCCGCCTGAGCCTCCGCCTGCTGGCAACGGAAACAGTGTGCCTTGCCCCGCGTCTTCTGTCATGTTCAAGCGGCTTAGCAAGTATTCGCGGCTGATAGCGTCAGCGTGGTATAGGTCAAGCAGCGGCGCCACGTTGGCACGCCAGTCTTCAGGCGTAATCGGGTTAAAATGAAATTCGACGTCGCCAGGTATTATGCGGTTAATGAACTCGAAGTTTATGAGCTCTTCAACTTGGCGTTGGCACTCTTGGATTTCATCTTCTAAGGTTTCAAATTTGAGGTCGCCCCACTTGATTTCTCCTGCAGACCTGCCAAGCGGGTCTATAAGGGCTGTGGGTAATCCGAGGCCGATTAGGACACGTTCTTTCCAGATTTCGATTAGCTCGTTTATGCCGCGTAGGGCGCCTTCGTTCGTGTAGATTTGCTTGATGGTTGTAAGTATATCAGTGTAAATATCTTCACCTGGCTGCCTGTACATAAGCCCTGCCTGCCAAGTTGCCATGTCGCTGTCGTTCTGGCCTTTGCTGAGGACTGTTTGTTCTGTGCCGTCAGGCGTTTTGATTAGTCCGCCGTACTGAATATGCAATAGAGGGTCGGCGCGTTTCTGCACAATCGCAGGCAAATACTGAAGCATCAGTAAGTAGGCTTTAATTGTGTAGAATGCTTCGCGGATCATGCTGTACCCGTAGGTGCCGCCGACTACCTCGTTGAATTTGAGGTGTAGGATTTGGTCGGGGTGAAAGTTAGGTTCCTGATTGCTCTCAAGCAGGTCTTGGCGAGTTCGGCTAAGCGGTGCAGTCCACAACCGCTGGATGTAGCGTTCAATGTAGTTTTCTGCTCTTTCAGTGTCCCAACTTCTCGGGTCAATGTAAACCCGCATCGTACGTGCATCTAAGAGTTTAACGCCGTAAGTTGCTGTTCCAGGCGTCCAAGACGTCAGGTCACGCATGCCAACAGTGTAGCCGCTTGGCAACTGACTGGCGCCAGACCACACGGCTTTGCTGTTATCTATGATTTCTCCGTAGCCGTTGCCGTAAGTGAGAGCGCTCGTGGTTAATCGGCTAAAAGCTTTCGCAAACTTGAGTTTTGTCCAAGCCTTCATGAATTTATCGCGGTTGCTTTCGGTTTTACATTCAATCTCAAAGCCTGGCTTCCAAATCAAGCGATTCTTCAACTTAATAGCGAAAGCAACTTCAGGCACAAGCAGTCGTGCGTCGAGGTATTCCCAGTAATAGGCCCAGTCATCTGGCCAGCCGAAAGCAGGCACGTACTGGCCGAGGATCGGCGTGGTTGCCGCCATGCCTATGTCTGCTTCAGTTATGCGGCCTTTACTAATCCAGTTTAAGGGGACATTTTCCATCAGCATCTTCGTGTTGTAGCTGGTTAAGTTTGCAAGACGCGAGGAAGTTGTCACTACACCGTAGCCGTGCGATTCGGTTTTTGCAGGAGAAACCACTGCGGTTTGAATGAGGGTGCTTCGTGCAGGCATAAGTTTTATTCTCTTTTAAAGTAATTTTGTTACTTTGTCACTTGGTTACTTTGTCACCGAGTAGCTTTCTTCTACTTCTTCTACTTTGTGCACAGCGTCAACATTGTTAACGCCTCTTGAAAAGTGCTCTACATCAGTACTCTACATCATTCTCGTTTGATTGTTACTTTAATCTCGCTCCACACAAGTGGAATTTCTTTTCCGTCCAAGTAAATGCAAACTTGCGCCGCTTTGGCCTTGGCAACTTCTAGACCGAAAACGGTGACTTTCTGGTTTTTGTCGTCAGCTCTGAAAACTTCTTCTTCGTTAGTCAATGTTGCGTACCATCCTGTTTTTTTCGCCTTTCTTGAGGCATTCAGGGCAAAGTATAAGTGAATTGTCGCTTACGCGTAGGCTTACGTGTCCGCATTTGAAGCATCGCCAAAACGTCGGTTTAAACCTGTTAAACGTCATTTTAAGTGAGGTCTCCAAGTAGTTTGCCCGTGTGAGTGTACGGATGATAAACAGGCGCTTGTGGTCGTTTGCCCATCAATGCATAACGCGTAGCATCGACAGCGTGGTCATTTTCTTTTATGTCCGCGTTGTAAACCATAACTTCATGAATCCAGTTTACACAGCGGCTGAGCACGTAGATGCGAGGTTTCTCGTCCGCCTGCTTTATGAATCGGCCGCCGAGTTCGTGAATTCCGTCTTCGCGTTTGCTCTCGTCCGGGTAAGCGGGCAGGCCTGCTTTGCGAAAAGCGTCAATCGCTGCGGGTTCGCTGCGATCGCAGATTATATGACCCTTGCCATACGTCGCCTGCATTTCTTTAAGTTCTTCGATAAGCGTTTCTGTCTGAGTACGGTTCTGATAGAACTCATCCAACACATAGGCGCGGTTGTCGTTGTCGAAGCCGATGCAGACGATTGCACTGGGATTTGTCCAGCCGAAATCGACGCCATAAACGATATCTCGGAGTATAGACAGGTCGACGTATTTGAGCTCATGAACCGTGCTGTCAAAATCGAAACTTCCCGCAGCAACAGGCGCAAACAAGCCATCTATGAACCTTTTCGCCAAGTTGCCATGATGCGTCGCAATAATCTCTTTCTTGTACTGTTCACTTAAATGAACATTGTCAAGCATTGACCAGCGGTAAACTTTAGATTCAGGATTTCGTGTTCCCGGGTTCTCATAAAAATCGTAAAGCCGACAATCTGGCAGCAGAGGTGGCGGCGAAGTCGTAACTATACTTGAGGTTATATCGCGGTCCGTTTTGCCAGAGCCTCTAAGCCTACGCAAAACCACATCTTGAGACTCAGCAAACCGCCGAACATATTGCGCCTCATCAAGCAAAACTACATCAACGTTTGTGCCTTCAGCAAACTCGGGTTCTTCAAGGCCGCCGAACCATAGGGTTTGGCCATCCAAAAACTCAATGCAGTTATCGCTTCGCTTGTACGCGGTGACAACAGGATTAGAGTCTATTGGATGGCCCAACAGTAAGTTACTTTCAAGCGTCGGAATAAGGATGCGCCGCACCATTTTGTAGGTGGGTTCAAAGATGTAGCCGACGCTGCGCGGGTTCTCCAGAAGCATGCTGAGGATTTCGAAGCAGCCGCATAATGTTTTGCCTCCGCCTACGCCGCTGAAGACTGCTCGGTGGCGTACGCGGTAGCGGTCGTTATGAAATGTTTGCTGTTTACTAAATGGGTAGTACCGCAGGGTTACTTCCTTCGGTTTTTCCATTTGCTGCATTCGGTTGCCACATCTTTATGATTGTTAAGTTTTTGGTGCTGGACATGTTAACTTCGATTTTAGCTTCTTTCTCCATGACTTTGCAGAGTAGCCGCGTTAAGCATTCCAGTGCTTTCTCAGGATTGGTTAGTTTCAACTGTTCATATAGCTTGAGCCATTCTACCTGTAAATGTGCTGGCCCATTGGTTTTCATCCACTCGTCAAAGTCACGGTACAGTGTCATGGGTGAAACGTTAAGTTCTTGGGCTAACCCGATAACGGTTTTGCCTGCTGCTAAGCCGTCTATGAATTTTTGGGCCCGTTCTAAAGCGCTAAGTTTTGCAGGAGACAAAGAGACTATTACGGCTAAGGATGGTGGTGCAGCCTTCACCATTGCAACATTTTCTAACATTTTTCGTTCTTGATGCTTTAGTTCCTGCATGTGAGTCCCGTGGCTAATCTTTTTTCATCGGTGTCAATTCAAGGATTACTGCTCGGTCATGTTCTGCTTGGGCGTATCGCATGTAGGGTGTGCAGTATAGGTGTGCCCAGCAGTCTTCGCATTGTTTGATGCGGGCTTCTTTGCCGAAGTAGCAGGGTTCCATTTTAGATTACGCCTTTTGTTGCTAAGGCTCCTTTTAAATTGCGGATTTCCTGTTGGTTTACTTGTACTGCTTTCAGGACGCAGTCTGCTCGGCGGCATGCTTCCAGGTTCAAAGCCAACAACGCGATTAAGGTTTGGTTCGTATTCAATTTTGCTTTCTGCAGTTTCTCAACCATTGACGCGGCTTCAGGCGCGATACCGCTTAAAACCTCAAACAACGCTGCAGCAGCCAACTATTGAAACGCTCCAGTACCATGATTATCTGATAAAACAAGACCCCGTGGGCAATCAGGAATATCAGCTGCAAAAGCATTTGGAATTGTAGATTCAATAAAAACCTTCAAATTTTCAGGCGATCCTGTAAAAAGAGTCTCCTGTTTTTTCGGGTCAAACTTGCAGTTGTGAAAACAGAAGAAACGGGCGTTACGAAACTCTAAACTTTCCTTTGACCTATGTCCCCTATGTGTACTCAAAACATAAAACCTTCCAAGAAGCATTTAATTGCAAGTCCTCGTCATCCTCATTTTTCAAGTAGCGACCTTCGTCAGAGGTTTCGGTCATGCAATTATGAGACTCTTCGCTATGTCGCCGCACACAATCCTCTCTTGTCTGAGGCAGGCAAGCGAAGATAGTAATGAGAGACTCTTAGAAACAAGTTGCCCTTAAGCAATTGTCTCTAGTCTTTATACATACTGAGCAATTATTTGCTTCCATTACTCACCACTTTTCCTGTAATCGATGCATCAGGAACTATTCGCGTTGCAGCTGCGCCTGCAGGCGACAACACAAAGCGACCGAAACATTTCTTGCAGTAGCCTGTTTTGTTCTGATTAGAAATTTGGCAACCGCACTCTTTACATTTTTTGCCCTTACGATTACTCTTAGGTCTCACCTGCATCATTACAACTTATCCCTCCAGCTTCTCCTGCTTCTTTTTTCGGCTACGCAAGTCTTTAACGTCAGAATCGGGGTGTCCCTCAACTTTATAGAAGATTTTATGGAAAGTTATTTCAGCGTAGTCAGCGCCAACGATATTGTAGACGTCAGAGAAATTCTTTGGGATATACAGGTAAATGCCTTCGCCGCCCTTAGCGGATATACGGCAAAGTGCCTTTACACCGATTTTTTTCGATTTGAAGTTTTCTGCCATTTCACACCCAACCTATAATCTGCTTACCGATATGATACAGGGAAATCTTGCATGCTTCCATGAAGAGAATAAAACTGAAAGTCGCCAGTGTAGGCTATTTGCGTTAGAAACCTGTATACCTGTTTTGACGATGAAAAGCATGGAAAAATCTCTAAGCGAAATCAAGAGTCCTCCTTTGCTGCGAGTTCAATTATGTATTTGGCGTTTGGCACGCGGTTCTCGTATTCACGGGCTTTCTTAGCCCATCGCTGGCGCCACACCATGTCAGGATGCAGCTGCCACTGGTCTATTACCATGCTGAACTGTTTAGTCATGCCCTCGCTTTCTTTGACCTCTTGCATATTCACCAGAGGAACCAGTTTTTGCTGTGCATCACTTACAAGTTTCTGGCTGTACCGTTTCTTGAAAACTTGATAGTCCTCTTCACCCAGATACTTCAATACATGTAATCCTTCGTTGAGCGCGTACAATGCAGCGTAAGAAGGCCCGAGTTCTTTGTCAGCTTGCAACTTGATGAGGGCAAGGCGCAATTTTGGGTTGAGAAAAAGGGGCATATAATGTTCTTGAGCCCGCAATGTTTTAAGAGGCCTCCAAAGACATATTATGTTTCTCTTCAAATTGAGCTTTGTTTAGCTTTTCAACCATCCCTATGCCTTCTTTAGACTCAGACGTACGTACTTACGTACTGTCTCTTCTTTTTCTACTACTAATTTCTGCATTCTAAGAAGTCTCCATTGGAATCATTGCATCGCCTGAAACCGCATGTTTATGCTTTGAAAGACTCTTTTTCAATTCCTCGACATCGTCAGTCATCATGTTGAGCGGCACGTAAATGTGGTCGATGTCAAACTTCTTTTGATTCTCTAACTCAGCTTTTAATTCGGTGTATTGTTTGTTGAGAGCATCAACCCCTTGTCTTAAGGTTTTAAGTTCCTTGTTGAGGAACGTGTCGTTTTGGGTCTGCGTTTTTTCGTTTCTTCTTTGGATTTTGCCTTCATTTTGTAGATCTGTTATTCTGTTGCTTACGGCGCTTACGCTGCGGTCAGGAAACTTTATGTGAAATTCAGCAGCGACTTTAGCAGTTGTCAAGGGCGGCTGCCTATTCCAAACTTCAATTAAGAAATCGTCTTCAGGCGGTTGCCATTTATCTGCTCGATGATATCCGCCGTGGTTAGAATGCCGTCGATCCTTTGCAGTTCTTTTCTCTTTATTTTGCAGTTTCTTTAGTTTCTGCATTAAACCGTTGAGGCTTCGTCCTGGAAACTCCGGCTGTATCATGCGTAGTTTTGCCATAACTGTGGGTGCTTGAACTTCGCTTAAGCGTTTCAGCAGTCGTGCTTCATCTGTTTCAGTCCAGACTTCGCCTTTCAAAGCGTATTTTTGCTTTGTTTCTGTCAATTCTTGTTTTGGCTGGTCTGTGTGCACAGCGTCTACATTGTGCACAGAGCCTGTTTTTGGCGGGACATAAACTACTTTGTTTTTGGGCACAGTTCTCTTGAGCGGTACAAGCGTTACAGCTTTGCCTTCGTAGTCTGTAAAGTGGCACCTGTACCCTTGATCGCCGAGTTCAGCTTCCCAGTCAGGGTTAAATTCAACGCCTGGAATAACCAAGCATTCACCGTAAGGCGCTACTGTTACAGTTTGAAACTTATCCTCTAAGTCAGTTATTGAAATAGCCATTACGATACAGCCTCCTGGTTAACTTGTTCGTTATTTAGCGGAGAAGTTTCATCCAGGTATTTGATGCGGAATCCTTTTGCTTTAGCGAACTCGATAACAACCTGTTGGAGCTCAGCAAGGGTTTTGCAGGCTACAGCGCGTTTGCGCCATTTGCGGTCAGCATACAACTTCTCCAGAACTCTTCTTTTAACAGCGAAAATCGTCATTTTTTCGCCTCAAACAGTTTCGGGTTCGGCTGATAAATCCCACTGGTAACCGCACAAATCTTCGGGATTCCGTCAGCATAGAAGTCTTTGCTTGACGCCTCGTTAACGCGGCGATCCACAGTGCGTTTGCTCCTGAATTCTTTCCAGGGCCACTCGCCTTTTTCCCGTTGGACACTGATTTTTTCGGTGACAATGTCGAAGATTTCTTGGAGTGTGCAGGGTCGATGTTGGGTGTTCCAGATTTTGTAGACGGCTTCGACTGCGAGTTTGCGGATGGTTGCACATTCAGATTCGTCTGCGGGTATAAGCTGAGGGCGCCAGCATGGTAGTTTGAGGGTGACGCTGCTGCGGGGAAAAACATCCTGCTGACTCATTCGGGAACACCTGTGATTTCATTAATATTGATTTGGGAAAAATGCTTCAAAGAATTAATTTCAAATATGGCGCATGTTTGGGTTTGCCAAGCAGGATAATATCTTTTAGCACAAGCCACAACGACAGCCTTAGGCAATTTGTAAAAGCCTGTATTGAATTTGCATTTAGAGCAAGTAAAAATATTTTCTCTCCCACCGTAACATTTTGTGCCTTTCTTCAGGCATCTGATGTTTCCTCCCCAAACGCTTCTAATCATAACCAGTTGACTCATTTTTCCTTGCCTTCTATTTCCGCGACGTATCGTTTGGCGTCTTCAAGCATTCGTTTCGAGTCAGATTCAAGCTTAGCCTGCTTTATCTGCAAAGCTTTAATCCGCTGCCCAACGCCGTCTAAGTCTGAGAGAAAATCCTGCAGTGACTGAGTCAACTGAAGCCCTCCTCGATTATTTTTTCAAGCTTCAATCCGCATTCATAGCAGAATTTCCATACTTTCGAGTCTATCATGGAGTCGCGTTTGAAGAAGAATTCATGTGTGATTTCGCTCATTTTGCCGCAGCTATCGCAGAGCTCTTTTGTAGTCATTTGTCAGTCGCCTCTTCTTTGGAGTCAAGTGTTGTTTGGACGCCTTTTTCCGCGTAATATTCTTCTTTTTTTTCTGCGGGTTCCGCTGGCGTTATGATTCGTGTCCTTTTTTTGATTATGACAATGTTTTTGCAGGCGGGGCACGGAACGTCGCAGATGTATGTAATCTTCTCGTTCTTAGAACTCACTTTTTACTCACCTCTGCAACGCGGCCTTTTCATCAACTGTGCGAATGTTTTGCACGCGTTTCACGCGGACTTTATCAGGCATCGACATGGAACCTTTTGGCAAACGGATATCGGAGATATCGACCTCGACGGCTTTGTGGATATGTGGATTCTGTGCATACCGCTCTGTTAAGAATAAGTGAGGGCTGCAGTGCAGGCCGTGGCCGCATTCTTCAGTGAAGTCTTCAAGCCAATCGGGGCACTCAACTGTGGCGCCGTCAACATAAAGCACTGGTCCAGCGGATCCGTTGTTGAAAGATTTTGAATCAGGCTTAACCGCTTTGAATAGTGTAACCTTGCCGTTCTTAGGTGTAAGCTCCCAATACTTCAGCCATGCTTTAACGGAAGCAAAATCTGTCCGCTCTTCAGTGATATAGCGTGCTAAAGACTGCTGATGTGTAGTTACCTGTTTTTTGTCGCCTCGCATTACAAGAGTTGATTGCTGCCATGCGTCAATGGTTGGCTGACTCGAATCCCAGCACTCAATGGTTGGCTGACTCGAATCCCAGCACCTAATGGTTGGCTGACTCGAATCCCCGCACCTAATGGTTGGCTGACTCGAATCCCCGCACTCAATGGTTGGCTGACTCGAATCCCCGCACCTAATGGTTGGCTGACTCGAATCCCCGCACTTAATGGTTGGCTGACTCGAATCCCCGCACCTAATGGTTGGCTGACTCGAATCCCCGCACCTAATGGTTGGCTGACTCGAATCCCCGCACCTAATGGTTGGCTGACTCGAATCCCAGCACTCAATGGTTGGCTGACTCGAATCCCCGCACTCAATGGTTGGCTGACTCGAATCCCCGCACGAGATAAAACAGTTCTTCGGAACCTTCTCAATCAAAATTCTTTCAGCTGGCGCAGACTCAATGTGGATATATGTCTGCGTTTCTTGGTCTTTGATGGCGTCAAAGTCTTTTTGGGTTCTGACAATTATTTCCTTCATGGTTTCGCCTCCTTTGCTTCGGCGGATTTTTCAAGGAAATACTGTTTAGCGTAGCGGGCTACGATTTTGTAGCCTTCTGCCAAGAGCTTGTTTAAGGCTGTTTGTTCGCCATTAACGTCTATGTTGTAGACAAAGACGTTGCTTACGTCAGGTTGCGGCTCAGCAAACTCGCTAATATCTAAAGATTCGCAGAAGGGGCATCGGTGCGTGGTTTTCTCAAACCAATCCACAACTGCGTAATTCTCTAAAACGTCATTCGGATTTGCTCTTACATTGACTTCTTTTGCGGTGTGTTCGGTGATGGTTATGGGGTAAACGAAAACGTGCCCTTTATCACACTTGAATTTTGGCATTATTTTACCTCCAAACAGACAGGGCAGAAATACCAAGTTTCAAAATGCCCGAAGCTGTCACTGTGGCTGCCTGGTCTTATGACGGTGCGAACGTGGACGCGGGTGCCTTTAGGGATTGTTACGCCGCATTCGTGGCAAGGATGCGGAGCGCGAGTTAGGGTTGGTTTTGCGCCTGCTTCACGTTTTTTTCGCCAGTAAATGTCAGTTTCGGCTTTTTGTTGGTTGAGGAGTTCTTGCTGCTTCTGAAGTTCCGCATGGTTCTGATGGTATTGCTGTAAGAGCGCTGCTTCACGCTGCGGCGATAGTGTAATAGTCATTTTAGATTTCTCCATGTTTTAGAGGCCATGTATCGTAGGTTCTGCCGTTTTCAAAAATGCATTCCAGCCAAGTTGTACCTTCGGATTCATGGATGATGAGGCGGGTGACTTTTTTATGATTGATTTCTATGTCAGTCACGCGTTTTTGCCTCCTTAGCTGTTTTCTGCGTGTTCATATGGCCGTATTGTCTTTCAAGCTCAAGCGCGAGGTCATGCAGATAACTTTCAGGCAGCACGTTTTAGACCCCTGAAGCAACAAATTTGTCTTGGACGATTACGGTGGCTTTTTTGTTGACGAAGATTTTTCCGTGGCAAAGAGCAACCGCAAACTCTGAAGACAGCTCGACCGTTGAGGAACCCCGAGCTACGACCGTTGAGGAACCCCAAGCTACGACCGTTGAGGAACCCCAAGCTTCGACCGTTGAGGAACCCCAAGCTACGACCGTTGAGGAACCCCGAGCTACGACCGTTGAGGAACCCCAAGCTTCGACCGTTGAGGAATCCCGAGCTTCGACCGTTGAGGAATCCCGAGCTACGACCGTTGAGGAATCCCGAGCTACGACCGTTGAGGAACCCCAAGCTTCGACCGTTGAGGAACCCCAAGCTACGACCGTTGAGGAACCCCAAGCTACGACCGTTGAGGAACCCCAAGCTACGACCGTTGAGGAATCCCGAGCTTCGACCGTTGAGGAATCCCGAGCTACGACC